CTGGTCAATGTAAGCTAATGCGTCTATTAAGTCGTCGTGGGTCAAAGGATCAGGGAATTGGAACAGTTGGTCAAGGAATCTTGAGTTCCATTCGCCTTTGTTTAGGGTGATGTACCCATTTTCAAAGCGGCCCTGCAATGCCCACATGACCCTATCTACTTTCTTTTTGTTGCCGTGGGTTAGTTCTTCTACCCGGAAAAACGTACCGTACTTCTTTTGCAGGTCAACAAGAGGAGACATAACCGCTTGCTTGGCTATGCCCCTCTCGATACCCACAGATACTGGCCTGTAGTCTCTTACGGCTTGGAAGATTTTGATGGCCGTTTCGTCGAGCGTCCACCTGCCGTAGATGATGTTTTCGACGTACCAGCCTTCTTCCGAGACGTCGACGACGGCGATCGCGGTTTCGTCGAGCTTCGCGTTTTTGGTGCGCTTTTTGTTGACTTCTTCAAAGCCGGCGAGGTCGATGGCGATGTAGTAGTCTCCACGGGGCTCTCGATCTGCTTCGACCCGAACCCAATCTTCTTTAAACATTTCTGAACCACGAGCTTCAAAGCTCGCCATAAATTCTTGACGGAATGCATAACTAGACATACTCCTTTTAGCAGTATTGATTTCATCTTTATCAAGCAGAGGATTATCGTAAGAAGTAAAATGGTAGGCCGCGTAAGTTTCATCATCACCCAGCTCCGCATACTTATACAATTCGTAAAAGTGGTTCCTTCCCATTGGTGTCCCAATGAACATTGCACATCCCTTTTGGTCGGCAAGTGCCGGTCTCAGGATTTGCTCGAATACATCAGGCTTCATATCTGCGTATTCATCTAAAACTAGGAACTTGAGCGAGACACCTCGCATCGTCTCTGGTCTATCGGCGCCCTTGAGGCTAATGGTTGCTCCATTGACCAGTTTGATTTGGAGATTATTGATGTGACTACCAGCGATAACAGGATGACCCAACTCCAAAAGAGTTTGCCACATGATGTCCCGCGCCTGTCCTTGGGTTGGTGCAACGTAGAATACATGTCCCCTATCGGCCTGCAAAGCATTGACTATCAACATCCATGCGGCGAGGCGGGACTTACCCGTACGTCTGCCAGCCGCTACAATTTTAAATCGGGTATCGTCTGCCCAGACTTCTTGTTGCCAAGGCAGTAGCTCTATATTTAGATCACTCATGGTTAATCAAGTTCATCTAATTCTTCTTCGGTTAGTTCACGCTCTTCTGCACCAGCCTGCTTAAGAAGATCGTTTAGTTCAACAGGAGAGCCAAACTTATACATCACTGCTGGCACCGCTCTTCGACCTGTCAGGGATTCAACCATATCCCACCCAGCTTGGCCCGGCGGAATTGGCACATACCTGTGATCTATATCGTACTTCGTTAGTTTGGTGCGTATTGACTTACAGCCTTTGCACCAATCTGCGCCAAGAACGATAACCATACTAGGATCCGTTAAAATTATTAAACACTACTGGCGCTTCCAGCAAATCAAAGGTAACAACAACCTCTACGTTACCTGCACTACCACTAGATGCCTTGATAATGTCTCCGGGCTGTAGAACAAACACGGCATTACCGTCAATCAGCAGGTTTTCCTTAGAGGATATGTTAGTACCATTGTAGATATACACATCTTCTGTGGGGCTGGGCTTGTCTACAAACAACGTAACGTCATTGGTAGAGTTATGCAGGTTAGCAATAAACGCCATATTCCAGTGAGCCACGTAACCAGCAGGGATTTCTACGATTGTCTGCGTAGAAGTATCCGTTAGGTTCTTGTTTTTGGTGTACAGCATTAGGAATACGTCCACATGACAGGGGTTGTGTCTCTGCTATCGACGTGAACAAAAGATCTAGCCACACCAATCCCGCCAAAATTAAGCTTTAGTGCTTCGTGAACGATGTTCATGCGCTCAACACCATTGGTTACGCGGATATCACAGGCGATACCCTGCGAATGCGTCCCTGGCTTTTCCTTATTCACCTCATTGGGATGGGTAGAATCCCTGTACCCCGAGGTAATTACAAACGGAAAGCCGCAGGCTTCGCGTAACTGGTCTAATTTTTCCAGAAACGCGTCATCCATTTCGTTTTTGTTGGTATGCGTACAGTTGAACTCTTCTCTTTTAAAGTATTTCACCGTTGTCC